TGGTTTCTCCCAGTTTTCATAGACTTGGCACTCATATCTAACCGAATCTCCTAAATTGCAGGAAGATAAGGCTAGCAATAACAAGCCCAGCCCTATCCACCGCCACACTTATTTCTTGCCGAGTCCGTAAGCTGCATCTTTTGGATTAAGAAACTTGGCCGCCGGAGCTAATAGCCCAGCAAGAAAAGCATTGACCAAGACTTTTGGATCCGAAATGCCAGACATATATAGAGCTGCTACGGCCGAGAGTGAAGCTCTCAACCACGATGCTCCTGCTGATTTTAATTCCTTCATTTTTTCTTCTCCTTTGGCTTTGCCTGTGGAAGTGGCTCGACCACTGGATATTCTCCTGCATAGGTTACGAGCTTTGGCCTAGCGAAACCAACAATCTCCTTGCCAATATAGCGACGCTTTACCATGACCATTCCGCCGTTGCGTTGATCTCCATCTCCGGAAGTATTGCCCTCGATACAGAGAACGCTTGTCGTGCCAACCTTGACAACAATTCCGATGTGACTGATGCGATCAATGCCATCGTGTGGAAAGTCCATAAAGCATAGATCTCCAAGCTGCGGCTTATCCTCAATCCAGCGTCCAAGCTCTTTCATCTTATGAGCTCCGGCAGCCGTTGAAACCATTGATGGAATCTTGACGCCGGCAGTGTGAAAGACCCAATTGCAGAACGAACCGCACCAGGGCAATCCGTCGGCCTTTGTAAACTTGCCGTACTTTGTCAGATTCTCGCCAGTCTCGACTGTGCCGACTTCAGCTAGAGCGACTTCAATGATCCGAGCAGCAGTGCCTTCTGGATATTGGCTCATGGTGCAGTTGGAAACTTTGCTTTCTCTGGATCTCCACCTTGCGCTGGCAAATCTCTTAACGCTTGGCGATAAGCAGCCCAAGCCACTTTGTCGGTTGGTGCATCTGTGTGCATTGTCCAGTCAGAAGCAGTTAGTTGAGCATCGCGCCACAACCTAATCTGTTCCCACTTTTGTTCATTAGTTGCATCTGGAAATTGTGGATTGAATGTGAATGTCATAATTACGCCGCCTCGTATTCGAAATTGACTGCAATGAAATCTGTGCTAGACCAAGTGTGTGGAATTGTTGAAGTTAAATCAACATAAGCAGGATAAGTTGTTGATGTGCTAAAAGTGCCAACATAACAGACAGTGGTACTTGCTTGTAATGTCATCCCCGTCTCGTATCCAACACCATTGCGAAGAAATGTTGCATTTCCATTAAGAACAAAATTAGCCTTAGCAGTCACTGGCAATGTAAATGAAACACCGCCTGATGTAATTGCAGATGTTGAACCAAGTGTAAAATTGTAACTTCCTGTCACAAACTTTCCGCTTTGAGCATAACGAGCAACAGTTGTTCCGTTGCCAGCAGTAATGCCTGTTGTTGTTGGTGTCCAAGCCGCATAGGTTAAACCGCCTGACGCGGCAGCCCACGCTAAACCAGTCGCAGCAGTTGAATCAGCAGTTAAAACTTGTCCGTTTGTTCCTACTGCTAGGCGTGCGTCCACTGTTGTAAAAGTAAATAGATCGCCCTTAGTTGTCAGTGGTGTCTGATCCGTAGGAGTGACCCACGTAAAGTCCATATTCGTCGCACTTGTCTTAGATAAGACTTGACCAGTTGTGCCACCGAGTAGATCTTGCAGCGACGTATCAACGCCCTGGCCGAATGTGTTGAAATCTGCTGGGAGATTAGTAACAAGCGAAGAGCTCGTCGGCATGACCCAGCCGAAATAGGTAGTTGGATTTGCCATCGTTTCTCCTTAATTGACGACTAGCGCGTCTGCGTAGTCAAGTGTAGGGCTAAGTGTGTTGAAGGTTTCGGCGACACTTACATCTTGCCATTCCATCGCCTGGAGTGAGAATGGCAGTGGCGAAACAAGAAGAGTCACTGAGAGCTCGTTAAAAGAAGCCTGGAATCGCCAGCCCTCGACGAAGCCCAAGAAGTTTCCTGACTGCATATTGACCGGCAAGTTTGAGAGCGAAATCGGCTGACCCATAAACACGTTGATAAGAGCGTCACGATCTGCATCATCGACTTCCGGATTGGTCAGTGCAAAGGTGATGGATTCTAGAAATGCCTGTGGCTGGGCTCGTAGCGTCAAATAAAAATTGGCTTGAGATAAGGCATCGGCAGAATGCTCCAGTGATGTCGTAATTTGTTGCGCCAGTTTCCCATAAAGTGCGATGGAAGCTGCATTGGTCGCAGTCTGCGTTCCAGACTTCCAGATGATTGAGACATCGTTGCGAATATCTCCGGCCTTAGTCTGAATCTTAATTCCACGGCCTAGAGCTTGATTAGCATCTAGATCCGTATAGCCGTTAGTGGCTAAGTATGTTGAGCGATGTGTAGAATCGGCATAGGATATAAGTCCAGACGCGTCCTCGTATAAATAACCAAGTCCGGAAGTCGCAAGGTCTGCAACCAGATTCCAGGTGATTGTCTGACTAGATCCGCGATTGGCCAGCTCATAATTGCCTGGACGATCTATCTCTCCTAAGCCTGTATTTTCAGCCGTAGCCCATGTTGTAGTTGCTGGAGTGTAATTCGCCCACGTTAGAGCTGCCGGAACTTCTGACCAGTTATTGACAAGTAAATCTTCTAGGATTGTATAGATTTGGTCGCCGTCGAAATCCTTAGACAAGACGCCCAGAGTTAAGGCCTTCTGGAGCCTTGAGAGGGCTCCTAGAGCCGTAATGGTGACTTCCTGAGTGATTGCCACTGACCCAGTCTGTGAAACTGTCACGGCGACGTCCACGATGCTTCCGCCAAAGATTGGCACGAATGCGCCAGCAGTGTCCTTGACTTGGATTGAAACGGCGTCATTGATCTGAGCAGTAATAGCGCCAAGATTAAGATTGATGAGGTTAAGTGTGCAATAGCCGGCTTGAGCCTGTTCGTAGATGTTATCGCGCCCTGATGAAATTGAAAGATTGGCTAAAACGACGTCAGTGTATTGAATGCCTTGAATTGTTACTTTCCAGACTGGAGCCCACTGTGTCATTAGATTGCCTGAAGTGCAGAGGCTCCGCCAGTGCCACGATAAAAGGACTCATTGAGAGTTCTGATAATTGTGCGAGCAGTACCTTCGGCATCGATTGCGCCATTGACTGTTAGATTGATTCGAGCAGCATTTTGAGAATCCGTAAATCCTCCTCCGCCCATAGCAGCTAAACGAGCTGCATTCTGTGAATCGGTAAAGCCTCCACCTGCTGCTGCTGCGACCTTGATTGCGCCGGCTGCTGCTGATGCAATTCCTCCACCACCTCCGCCTGCACCTCCGCCTCCGTTTCCTCCCATAGAAGGAACGACGATTGCTGGCACTGATGATCCACCGCCGCGAATTGCACCTGGCGCGCCTGTCGTAGCGAATGATTGTCCGCTAATTTTTGACTCTATAAGACTACGCGTCTCAGAAGCAGACAAGCTCCATTTACTTGGATCAGTGATTACACCTAATAAACCTAAAGTGAATGAAGCAAACTTAACAACCTTATCCAAAGCAGCGATGATTGTATTAAGCCAGCCAATCATTTTTCCTAATCCTGAGCTTTGACCTGTATTGGCTTCGCTATTAAACACGCCGAACATTTTACTTAATGACGTTGTAAGACCTTTGACTGTCTCTCCGAAACCAAATGCAGCCGTTTCAGTTGTTGTCATTCCGTCTTTCAATTTTCCTTTACCACTAAATCCTAAAGCAAAAGCATTAAAGGCTGGAAGGACGTTGTCGTTGATGTAATCAATTAATGAAGTGATCATCGGCAATAAACCTTGACCAATAGTTTCTTTTGCTTCATCAAAACTTACTTTTAAGATTGCAATTTTGCCTTCATAAGTCTCTGCATTTGCAGCAGCAGCTCCACCGAATAAATCTGTCAATTTTTGCTGAACGTCTGTGAATGACATTGTTTTAAGCTCGGCTGCAGATAGTCCAATTCCTAGCTTGCCTAAAGCTGCCGTATTGCCGTCGTATGCCTTACCGATTGCATTGGCAACAGTCTCCAGTGGCTTTCCAGTTGCCGTAGCCACATCAAGGGCAATAGTAAGAAGATCCTGCGCCTTGCTTATGTCTCCAGTTGAAATTGCTAATCTCTGCAACGCTGGACGAAGTTTATCGTCTGCCACACCAGTGGCCAAAGACATCTTAAGAATGGATCCTTCAGTCGCTGCAATTTGTGCATTAGTTGCACCAGTGGCATTTTCTAAAGCAAGAGCCAGTTTATTTTGTGACGCTTCATCTTCAATTGCAGCCTTGACTCCATCAATTCCGATTTTAATTGCATAAGCTCCAGCAGCAGCTCCGGCTGCGGCAAATGCCAATCCAGCCTTTTTGCCAAAGTCAAGCATTTTTGTTGAGGAGCTATCGACGTCAGTATTGGCTGCATTCAGCGATTTTTTAAGTTGATCTACATCAGCAAGAATCGAGAGCTTGAGTGTGCGCGATTGTCCGGCCATTTACCACTCCCTTAAGATTCTGTCGAAAGCAGTTTCCCACTTTGCAATCAAGTCTGGCTGGATTTCGCGTAGTGTCGGATAAATAAACCAGCCTTTAGATCCGCCGCGAATACCACTACCTGACCAGACTGGGAATTGCTTGAACTTGTTAGATCCAAACTCTGTGCCGCCCCAGAGATCTCTAGTTGTTCCACCGCCAGAAAATCTTTGACTTACGAAGCCGAAAGAGAGCTCGCCAATCTTGGAAGATTTAGACACACGGGAGCCAC